AATCTTTTAATGAATTAAAAAAAGATAGAGATCCTGCTAGAGGAAATAAAGGCAAAATAAATGCAAAAGATTATTACTTTATAGATGAACCAGCAGATTCAGAAACAGGAGCAATAAGATCTAAAGTAGTATATAAAAGATCTTTTAAAAAAATGGTAGCAGATTTAGAAGCAGAAACTATTGATTTTAAAAAGTTATCAGAAGATAACCCAGATGATATGGTATTACATAATTTAGCTGAAGAATTAAAAGATTTATTTAATAAATTTAGAACACACGTAAGAAAAAATTATGAGTAAAAAATTTAGCATACATGAATGGAGAGCTAATCAATCAAAAACTCTTTTAAATGAAAGAGGAAAATACTCAAGTGGATATGGAGTAGGAAAAGTACCTACAGGATGGGCAACTAGCTCCCCTAAATTAAGTTCAACAAGTAAATCAAAAACAAAAGACAAACCAACATTTGATACAGGAAAAGGTTCTTCGGGAAATACGGTTGTTAATACAGATAATTCATTAGAAAATTTATTAAAAGATTCAAAATTTAGTAATATATTAAAATCAATTGGAATTTGGTATGATGAGCATAACAATAAACCATTAGCGGATATGGCTGAAAAATTTTCAAATGAAGTAAATTCATATGAAAAACGAAAAGAACAAGAAATAGACCAAGCTAATAAAGAAAAAGCAGATAAAGATAAAGAAAATAAAGAAAAAAAACCTGAAGAAGAAGAAAATGAGTAAATCTTTTAATATACACGATTGGCAAGCTAAACAAAGACGTTTAACTGAAAATGAAGAAAGAACATCATTAGATAAAGCAGTAGATGCAATTATAACAATGATAGATGGTAGACTTGCTACTTGGCAATTACACGATACAATTCAAAGTAGTCATGATATGATGGCTTTATTAAAAAGAGATAAAGAAAAACTAAGAATGATGACTTATAATATTCTTAGAGATGATATGAAAGAACACCACTCAGGTGAATATAAAAAAGGTTTTTTAGAAAAATCAGTAAATAGTTTTTTAGATGATTTAAAGAAAAAAAACGAAACAGATTACGATAAAGTAGAAGACATAATAGAAAAACATTTTAGTGTAGATGAAATGAACACAACAGGTACAGGTGCTTCATTTAATGCAGGAGATGGTATGGGATATGCAACCCCAAAAGCTTTTAAGAAAAAAAATAAAGAAGATTAATATGTTACTAACAGAATATAGACCATTTAAAGTAAATAAACAATTAGTAGAAGCTTCAATTAAAGAAAACAAATCTTTAGTAGTTAAAGGTGTTATACAAAGAGCAGAGGCTAAAAACCAAAATGGCAGAATTTATCCTAAAGAAATATTAATGCGTGAAATTAAAAAATATGTTGAGGGTCCTGTAAGAGAAAGAAGAGCATTAGGTGAATTAGATCACCCAGAAAGTTCTGTAATTAATTTACAAAATGTATCTCATAATGTAGTAAAAGTTAAAATGGTTGGCGATGACGTATATGGTGAAGTTGAAATATTATCTACTCCAGCAGGTAATATACTTAAAGAATTATTCAGAAATGGAATTACTGTTGGGATTAGTTCTCGTGGAATGGGTTCTGTTCAAGAAAGTGGTAATGGTACTGTAGAAGTACAAGATGATTTTGAACTACTTTGTTTTGATTTTGTATCAACTCCATCAACACATGGAGCTTGGATGAAACCAGCAGGAAGAGCAATAACAGAATTACAAGAAGGTAAAATCCAATTACCAGAATACAAATACACAAACGTAAATAATATTATACGCGACATTATCTGTGACAATACAGGTACTTGTGCATGTTAGTTATGAACAATTAAATGTTCATTTCCTAAAAACTTCCACGAAAAAACGTGGGTTCTCCAAATTCTAGTTGTATGTATATTAAACAATAAAGGTTACAAAAAAAACTAACTCTTATGAGAGATTAAAATAATATAAAGTACAAAATGTACTTCAAAAGCACAAGAGCAGTATGTCAGCTGTTCCTGTTTTCAACAATTAAAATAAATATTAACTAAAACAAAAATTATGAAAAATTTAATTATGACAATGGCTGTAGCAATCATGACTACGTTTGCAGCATCAGCACAATTTATAGTAGTAACTACTGTAAATACTCCTGACAGCGACTTAAACGAGGAATGGGGTACAACAAATTTTACTGACAACTTAGGTATCGGATACTTTGTAAACGATAAATGTGTTGCTGGTTTAGTAAGAGCAGGTGAAGATGTAGATGGTAACGCATCTTATGATCTATGGGCTAGATACCTATGGAATGAAAACCTGTATGTTTCTATTCAAGCTCCAACAGAAGAAACAACAGACAACTTAACAGTTGGTCTTGGTTATTCTTATGATGTTTGGAAAGGACTTCATGTTGAACCTAACTACAGTTTAGGTTTAAAAGAAGATGAAAACGGTGAAAGAGAAGGTTCTTTCAAGTTAGGTTTGTCTTACAAATTTTAAACTGAGTATTAATTAAAAAAGACCTCGTAAAACAGGCAAATTAAACATGGAAAAAGTATTTTCACTAGTAAACGGATTTTTAAGTGGATTAGGAGCATTATTTATGGCTTTTATCCCAGTAACAATCCTTTGGTACGTCTTAACAGGCGGAACAGTATTTGGAATGGATGCAATCGCTAACCTTACTTCTTTAGTAGAAGGATTTGGTAACGGTGGTTTTGTAGGATTAGTAGTTTTAATCCTTGTAGCATCGTTTTTTACAGGTAAAAAGTAATAGTTTTTAGAACATATTATTAAGAGAGGCGCTTCGGCGCCTCTTTTGTTTTCTATTTTTTTGTTATATGTATATGTAAACATACGGACTTCCTAATAAGCCGTCCCTGATATTATAAACCCTTATTAAGGTTCCTAATAACCTTATTTCCCGTACAATTAATTAACGAGACTCGAAAGAGAAAAAACCAAAGTAAAATGGCAAAAAACATTTTAAAAGAGGCAATCGCTGACGCTAAAGCTGTTCGTGAAGTTGCTCTTGCAAATGCTAAGGCCGCACTAGAAGAAGCTTTTACACCAAGACTTCAATCTATGCTTTCTGCTAAATTATCTGAAACTTTAAATGAAGAAGAAGAAGAATTAGAAGAAACATACAATGAAGAAATGGATGAAACTATGGATGAAACATATAGTGAAGACGTAGAAGAAAACCTAGATGAGGAAATAGATTTGGAAGAAATTCTTAACGAATTAGAATTAGAAGAAGGTGATGACTCAAAAGAAGAAACGGTCGACGAAGCTAAAGACGATGACGACAAAATGGAAGAAGCTAAAAAAGACGACAAAGACGACGTTAAAGAAGCTAAAGACAAAGATGACGACAAAGTTGAAGAAGCTAAAGACGACAAAGAAGAGTTAGAAGAACAAAGACCTATTTACAAAGCAGAATACGCTAATGATCCTACTTATAAAGCAGATCATGTAAATGAAGATACGGATTTTGATTTAGATTCTCTTCTTGAAGAAATCAATAATTTAGACGAAAACAAAGAAGAAGACTTAGACGAGGATTACGGAGCACCAAAACGTGGATATACTAAACCTACTGGAAATGAACCAGGAGGTCAACGTACAAGACCAGGAATGGGTGGATCTGGTTATAATCCGGAAGAAGGAAAAGAAGAAACTAATGAAATAGTAGGAGCAGTTGCTGGTATTATGATTGGTGCACTTCCTCTTATTGCAGTTCAAGCAGCTGTAGAAGCTAAATCTCCAGAAGAACAAGAAGTTTGGAAAAAAAGACATCCAAAACTGGCTGGTCTTTTAGACTTTTTGGGCGCTACTGGTAAAGCTATGAATGCTCCTAAACGAAATGAAGAATTTATAGGTGAAGGAGAAGAAGCAGCATCAGATGAAGATATGGCTAAAGCAGAAGCAGAATTAGCAAAATCTATGAATGAAAATACTTATCAAGAAGAAATAGCTGAACTTAAAGCTGCTTTAGAAGTTAAATCTACTGAACTTAACGAAGTTAATCTTTTAAACTCTAAATTATTATATGTTAACAGAATTTTCAAAGCAAACACTTTGAATGAATCTCAAAAACTACGTGTTGTTGAGACATTAGACAAAGCGGAAAGTGCTAAAGAAGCTAAGTTAATATATGAAACAATCAAAGATACTTTCAATGTTGCTAAATCAAAGAAAGCATCTGTAAAAAACAAAACGAAATCATTAAAAGAAGGTTTAGGAATGGCTTCTAAAGCTGCAGGAACATCTACAGCTCCAAGAAAAGAAGTTATTTCAGAATCAACTAATATGGTAAATCGTTTCCAAAAATTAGCAAACATTAAAATTAGTCAATAACTTAAAAATTTTTACAAAAAATGGACAACGTAAATAATTTATTAGAAGGTGCAAGCCCTTATCAAGTTCTACAAAACCAAGCTGCCAAATTATCTGGTAAGTGGGAAAAATCAGGACTTTTAGAAGGAATTGAATCTTCTACAGAACAAAACAACATGGCCATTCTTCTTGAAAATCAAGCGAAACAACTTGTAAATGAGCAATCAAGCACAGGTACAGGTACTTCAATTTCGACTGGTAACTCAGAAGCATGGGCAGGAGTAGCTCTTCCACTAGTACGTAGAGTATTTGGTGAAATCGTAGCTAAAGACCTAGTGTCAGTTCAACCAATGAACTTACCAGCAGGTTTAATTTTCTACCTTGACTTCCAGTATGGAACAGCAGGTGCAGCAGGATTAAAAGGGTTAAATGAATCACTTTATGGTGCTACAGGAGACTTAAAAAGAACTGATGGTAACTTTGACAAAGGTTTATATGGTGCAGGTGAGTTTGGTTACTCAGCAGAAACAACATCATCTATAACAGCATATGCAGCAGCAGCAGCAGCAGGTGTTCACACTACAAGTTCTGCAGCTTTAACTGGTATTTTAAATGGGGATACTGAATTCTCATCTTCAAATGCAGGTTTATTTGGTGCAGATACAGGTAAAACAGTTACAACTTTATCTACTGCTACAGCATCCCTTTTAGAATTTGATCCAGAAGGAATTAGAGCATTTGGTGTAGCAGCATCTAACATTTCTACGTTCTACCCACAATTCACAAGAATTAATGGTGGTAATTTAGAAATCGTAGTAAAATTAACATCAGCTGATGCAGCAACAGGTAATGTAACATATACTTACCAAAAAGGACCAGACAACTTGAATGACAGAGGTGACTTTGAAGATTCTACTGCTCCATCAGCAGGAGATGTATCTTCACTTGTTATTCCTGAAATCAACGTATCTTTAAGATCTGATACAGTTGCTGCTAAAACACGTAAATTGAAAGCACAATGGACTCCTGAGTTCGCTCAAGACTTGAATGCTTATCACTCAATTGACGCTGAAGCAGAATTAACTTCTATCTTAAGTGAGTACATTTCAATGGAAATTGATCTTGAAATCTTAGATATGTTAATCAGAAATGCTGATACAGTTGAAGCATGGAGTGCTAAAGTTGCACAAGATGTATCTGTAAGTACTAATACTACTGCAGGTGGTACTACAGCAATTACTCTACTCCT